AGGCGCCCCTACCCGCCTTTCCGCGTTTAGCCACCCACATCCCCTCCTTTTTTCCAGGCCGGATTTCCGGCACTCGTCGCACTTCCACCCGGCCTGGTTTCCACGCTGAAAATGGAAGGCGACAATTAGTTTTTTCGTTCTTCCTCGCTCAAAAAGCACTCTTTCTTAATCGCTTGCAAAATCTCCCGCGTCAGCTCTTCCGGCCCTTTTTCAACCAGCGCCTCCGGCGTAGCCGGTTCCCCATCGATCCACAGCCCTTCTAACGAATCCAGCCCCCATTCCAGATATGCCCTGTCGACTTCTGCGCTCACGATCGCTGACTCCACTTTGCTCGCCAGATCCTCTCCTGCTTGGAGATATTCCAAGCGCCGGTCGATGGCGCGGATCTTTCGAGCCAGTTCGAGCCGCCGCCCGAATGACATCCTCCGAATGCGAAACCTTACTCCTGGCAAACTGTCCGACTCGAACTCTCGTGTGCTCTCATGCGTCCGGCTCTCAGCCAAAGGCCACGAAAATTTCATCGTCTATCACTCCCTGCGCCCGGCAATTTTTGAAATGCCACTCTAATCGCCGCCCGCCATCGTCGTACTCTGGCGGCTCCGGGATCAGGCTTTTCAGATACACTCCGCAGAGCTGCCCTGCTTGCTGCCCCAGTTGGAGCGTTGCCGAAATCGGCGAACGTTGTCGCGCTGCTTGGTACAGCGTCTGGGTCGCTTCATCCGTTAGGGCATACAAACTCACGCTCGCCTTCACGCTCCTCCGCCCTGGGTTGATCCCTTTCGCCACCGCCGCCCCAAATTCCCGGTCCCTCAACTCCACGTCGTTGTCCACCTCAATCTCGGCTTCCGTTACGGTGAAAAACGGTTCGCTCCCGGGCCCCAACCAGATTTGCCCGAGATTTCCTGGCACAACGCTAAAGTTTCCAACCGCCAATTCGGGTTCCCCGGGAAAAGCCGTCAGATCGCCTTCTCCACTTGTAAAGCTCGCGCTGTCGATCACATCTGCCGCTGGCCCGCTAAACTCGAATTCGTGAAAGTCCCCGTTCACCCGGATGCGCAGCCTATCAACCGCCGCTCCAGCCACAATTCGATGTATCGCCTCCGCCGGATCCCAGTAGTCAAAAATACTCACCGACGGCAATTCCCTCGCCAACGGATATGTCACCGTCGCTCCCAGTTGTGCGCCTTCCACCGCGATCGTAAAAGGTGCCGATAATTGCACTGTTTGCGCATCCACCACTCCCGCAACGAACCGGATTTCCCCATTCACCGTAACCGCCTGCCCCGGCGACAACCCGTGGGGAGCGTTGAATACGATCCGGCTGTTCGTCGTCCCGTTTGCCGCCACTCCTCCTGGCCAGTGCATCGGCGCTCCGCCTAGCCCGGCTCGGAAAAACGGCCCATAGCCCGGCTCGCTTCCGTCGCTCGCCCAGCTCGTCATGTAAGTGCGTACACTGTACTCAGCTCGCCGCCGCAATCCGCCCGGCAATCCTGAGAATGTCCGGCTCCCCGATTTGTCCTTGCGCTCACGCTGCTCAAACCACTGCCGCGCCGCGAGCTTCACCCCCGGAAACCGGTTCGCCGCCGTGACTGCGCCCACGCGCCCGTACGCCGGCTCCACTCCTACATAAAACCGGTTGCCGCTGCTTGAGATATATGTGCCCACTCTCCTGTGCCTCTCTTTCTGCCGCTATGCAGCCACGCTCACCTCGAACGCCACCTTCGCTGTTTGGACGAAATTTCGTCCCCCGGTTCTCGTAGCTCCAAACGTGATTTCGTATCCGCCGCCGTAGTAAAACCCATCCCCCCAGTCCCCCCGGTTGTGATCTAGAACCTCCGCCAGCGCGTCTGCCAACCACCGCGCCTCCCTCTCCGCCGACGCCAACCGTTCGCTGGAACAGCGTGCTTCCACCCCAATGCGCACCGTGCCGGAAAACCTCCGGAATTTTTCCCGCATCCCGTTGATGACCCGCTCGCAATTCACCTGAAGGTAGGGATACCGTACCCTGCCCTGTGCCTCCAGCAGCTCCACACTCGCAGCCGTCGCCATCACTTGTCCGCTTTCAAGCGTGGGTGGCGTTTCCCCCTCTTCCCGCGCTATCCGTTCTAACGCGGGCCCTAGGCCCTCCTCCGCTGCCAAAATGTCCACCGCTTTCTGAATCGCAATGCTTGCCACCCGGCTCATGGTCACCCCCTCCTCAGGCGGTACGTTTCCCGAACCCAGCGTTCCACGGGCTGTCCCGTTCCCGGAGATCTCCCCGCTACGGGCCCCTCACTACCCAGCAACCATGTCTCTGTCAAGCCCATCGGGCTGGAATTCTGAAGCTGCAAAGCTTCCGGCGTCCACCCCGCGTACAGATTCCACCCTGTGGCCCCCGCTGGAGCCCCTCCCACCTGGACTTCGTACACCTGGTTTCCATCCCCCTCCACAGCTACAACCTCGCTCACTGCCCCTTCTTCCCCTCGCGCGTTGACCCAACTTGCCCCTACATAAATGCTTCCCCGAAAGCCGGCGCCCGCAATTCCCTTCACCACGGGAGCGCCTCCAGCGCACAACGGCTCAGACACTACGCCCACACCAGCCCGGTAGAGTTCACGTAGAGCTTGCGCGTATAACGCCTCGTACATCTGACGGCGCCGCTCGTATCTCTCTGCGCCCTCACCGCCACTCGCGTCCCGGTACGCGAGCGCAAGCGCTTTCAAACATACGCAACGCTTCACTTGCCCCGTGGCTACCACTTGGCTCAGGCTTACCTCTTCGCCGTCGCCCGCATTCCTCCGTAGGAAGCCCTCAATCTCCCACCCCAGTCCTTCCCATGCCGCCCGCAGCTTCGCCCCCAAGTCGATCTCCGCTGCCTTCGCAAGTTCGAGAATTCCGTTCTCGTAACTCGCCAAGTCCACAAGATCAGCGACCTTGTCGTCAATATAGAGCGCCATCTCCTGTGCCCCGCTTCTTCACTTTCTCGTTTGCGAACTTTGAATCAGTTCTAAATCCTTGTCCGAAATTACACGCAACCGTAGCTTGCCTCCGAGCTCCTCTTCTTCCCTTTGCTGCCGCTCCAAAGCCTGCTTCTGTCGAAATTCTTGCGCCTCCCTCTCCGAGGCCAACCGCGCCTTGCCTTCCACAATCAGGCGCGCCGCCAGCGCTCGCGGCGCTTCCGTGAATACGTCCGCTTGCCCTCCATCAGGAGTCTTGAGACTCACGATCACCGGATATTCTTCGGCAATCTCTCGCTCCATGCTCCGGATTCGCCCATAGTACTTCTGTAGGTCCATCTCCTTCTCCTTGCCTCGTCATAAAAAAACGGCGCAGCGGTCTTTCCCGCTGCGCCTGCATTCAGTCGCTGCCTCGCGTATCGCCGCGTTAGCTGTTCACCTGCACGCCAAAGTTGTTGCGCAACACGCCGCACCCGTATAGCACATCCACCGTGAACTGCTGCGACAAGGTGTTGGGCTGGTAGCTCATCACCACTCGCATTCCGAAGTTGCCCATTTCCGCGTATTCTGCAATCGCCCCCGTCCCCGGTAGCGGCTGCGGCAAACGCCGAATCGCCAGACCGATGGCGTCTTTGGCAAACGCCAGATTGTGAGTCGTCGTCGGCGTCGATCCCGTCTTGGCCACAAACTGCGAACGGAAGACGTAAAAATCTTTGATCTTTCCAATCGATCCGTCGATCAAAGTCCGCAGACCCGCTTCCCCGGCTGTCCGGTATTCGCTGAACCTCGGAATCTGCCGCAACTGCGAGTAGGCTGTTCCATCTACCACCAAGTACTTCTGCGCGCTCGCCGGAACCTTAGCTTGGAATAGCGCCGTCTCAGCACGATCCACCACATCCTCCGTCAGCGCCGTCCCAGCAGTGCCCACCGGAGCGTTGGCCGTGAATTGCGCGTACAGCCCTAGCAAATCCGCCTCAATCCTCTCCGCCAGAGCCACAAGCGCCGGCTGCATGTACAACTTCAAGAGATCCGGAACAGCCAGAATCTTAGTTACGTCCGGAATCTGAAACGTCGCCTCCGCATGGGTGTTCAGTACGATCTGCGCGTTCCCCACATTCGGATTTTGCGTTTGTACCGTTCCGCCCTCTGCTAGGTTATTCGCCACAAGCGTCGGGGGAATAGGCACGTTTACCGTATCCCCAGCTTGCGCCAGTGTCGGTTCGAAATCGCGATTCACTAGGTTCCCCATCACCAGGTTCCCCATGAGAGCCGGGAGGGCATCCGCCGCTACCAGTTTGACGATCGCATTCGCTAGATTTGCCGATGTTATCGCTGGCATACCTTCTTCTTGTTCCTCTCCTTCCTTCTTCCTTGCTTTCGCTGTTTACAAGCCCCGCAATGCCTGTGAAGCTACGCGCGCGATTTCTTCCCGCACCCGCGCGAGATCTTCAGCCGGCATTCCCGGCTTGATCTTGTCAATGTCCACCGGCGCCGCTGTCCCGCTCTTTCCCGTCGGAGCCGCGCCGGAACCCCCAGCTACCCGCGCTGGAAGCAACTCCGGGTTTTCGTGCACGAATCGGCGCAAATACTCTTTCATCCCCACCTCGCCTTCCTCCGTGGCCGCTACGAGACGCCCATCCTCCGCCCGCCGGATCTCGTCCTTCACCGCCTTGTAGGCTAAGTCCACCTTCATGACCCCCAGCCGTTGAAGCTCGCTCCGGATGAGATTGCTCCGCTCCATCTCCTCTGCGAGCGCCCGGTTCCTCTGGTTCTCTTCAATCAACTGCCGCACCGTCGCTTCCAGGCTCTCTCGTCGTTTCCTTTCCTCCGCTAGTTCGGCTTTGTACGCCGGTTCCGCCTTGGACCTTTCCAGGCTTACAAACTCCGAAATGGCTTCCCGGATCAGCCCGCGTAAGTCAAAACCACCGTGCGCCGCCTTCCCGCCTTCGTCAATCTTCTTGTCTTCGTCCATGCTGTCCCTTCTCCTTCAGTTCTTTCCATTCCCGTCTTCGATCTCTTTCGCAATCCGGTCTTTGACCTCTTGCCGGACGTCGCACAGGTACTTCGCCGCCAGCCGTTTCAGAACCTCTTTTCTCAACGTCGGCGAATCCACCCCTAACGCCAGCAGTTTCGTCGCATCCTCCAGCTCGCTGCTAAAGTCCCCAATATCGAACTCATCTAGCCCCGCCACACCCACCGTCAGCCCGTCGCCGCGCGCGTCGTTCACCGCCCGCAGCGTCCGCCGCATCGCATCTTTCACCCCGTCGCCGTAAGCCCGTAGAATCTCTTGCGTGATCGCGTAATCTCTTTGCTTGCTCAGCCCCGACAGCGCCATGCCTCCACTCATCGGCCCTCCCGCTTGGCTTAGCAAGTAGCACACCCGGTAAATCTCGTTCTTTAGCCTCTCTAGGTTCTCTGCGGCTATTTGGTAAACCTTCCCTTCTGGCTCCGTCCATCCGAACCGGTCTTCCGGTCCAAGATGGATGTAATAAGACTCTCCCACCACTTGCTCCCATTCGCGTTCGGTGTAAATCACCGGCATCGCAAATAACCCCATGGTGAGCGCCCACGATAGTGCGTTCGACTTGTTGAAGTGCTCCAACTGAAGCAGCGCGGCCTTGTTCATCAGCCATAAGCCTTCTGCCGCCCGCAGCTCCACCAGCGGCAGCCGCCCGAATCCCGCCATCGCATGCGGCCCCCTGTCCACTACCTCAACCGACTCTCCGCGCTGCCGGTAGATCTGAAATTCCTCCCGGTCGTACCGTACCCACCAACCCCCTCCGTCTTCCTCGCCCCGCGCCGGCTCCTGAACGCGCACTACCGCCCATAGCAGACTTCCCCGCTCATCTACCTCCCAGTTCACAATGTCTTCTGCCGTGTACCCCACCAGGTACGCTCGCGACAGCCCCATTTCGTCTTCTGCCGCACGGCTCCCCACCCTTGCCCCGTAGCGCGGAAAGTCAATCAACACGTAGCTTGCGCCGTAAACCAGCATCTCCGTGAAGCGTTTCCGGAAAAAATCGCTCAGCGCCGTCCCTTTCAGGTCGCAGTCCTCCGTGAACTCGCTGAAAAAAGCCCGCCCGCGGCTGTTTTCTCCCTCGAACGACAAAATCGGTTCCCTCCGAAACAGCGTCGCCGCATACCAGTCGATGATCGAGCCAATGTAGTTCTCATAGAACACCCTCTCGAGCCGCTCCCCGTATACCTCCAGCGGCTCTTTGTGCCGCCTGTGCAAATACAGCGGCGCGTTCGCTTTCAGCTCTTCGCCCCCGGCATATAGATGTCGGTACATCCTCCACATCGCTTTCTTCGCGCGGTATTCCGGATGTTCTTGAATCACTTCTGTCCCCGCTCTCACCTTCCGTTCTCCTAATCAGCAAAACGGGGACAGAAGCCCGCGCCCTCCTGCGCGCTCCTGCCCCCTTCTCCTTCCCATCTCGGTTTACAGCAGCCGTTCCCCTCGCTCTCCTACGGTTTCTTTCCGCCCGAACTCGCGCCACACCAGATACCCCAGCGCGTCGGACAAATGCGTGCGCCTCTCGTCCCGTTCCTTGTCCACAATCCGGCTGCCATCCTTATACAGAACCTCTTCAAAATCCTTAATCAGCTCTCTGCATTTGGGATGCACAAACAGCCGTACCCCTCCGCTGGCGTCTTCCAGCATCGCGTTCATCAGGTTCACCCGGTCTTTCACCGCTGGATTCCTGCGCATCGCCTGAAACTCCACCCTCGGGTACCCAGCCCGCAGCAACTGCCGCTTTACCACCCGGTAGTCGCTCTCCCCCGTTGTCTGCATCTTGTAGCCCGAAGCGTCCCCGTAAATGACAACCCCTGCATCGTGTCGTGGGTGCCGGCGGTGGAATTCTTCGCACGCTTGCTCGGTCGTCGCCCGGTTCAAGACGATCTCGTCGAGCACCCATACCTTCCCGTCACGGATCTGCGCCACCACCGAGCACATGGGATCTACATTAAAGTCGAGCGCCCAGCATAGCGGATTCCGCAGCTCCACTTCTGCTTCCCGGACGTTCACGTGTCTGCGAAAATTTGCGTATACTCTGTCCCCACAACTCTCCACGTACTCGCCGAGAACCTCCTGTGCATAAAACTTGGCGTCGTAACTACTCCGCAGCCGCGTGTAAAAATCGGGAATCCGCTCCAGAATGTGACGGTTCTCGTTCGGCTTGGCTACCACCACCGCATACCCTTCCACAGGTTCCGCTACAAACCGCCGGTACACCCAGTCGAAGCCCTTGGGTGTCCA